AAGGCTCTTCCATTGTTGGCTCGTCTAGGCGATCTTTAAATTGCTCCAGCTAACATAGTACAGAAAAATTTTGAATTCCCCTAGACTTGTTAATATCACAGCAAGCTACTTATACTCTTACTGCGACTGGCTTACCATTGTGTATAAGACTAAACCCTAATCATGCGTTAAGCGCATGGGGTTGCATAACTAACTAACAGAACATCAGCCACACAAAGAAATCGTGTAACCGACGCAAAAGATCCAACCACAACTCAATAACTCCAGGCTGTAGAGCATCATGGAGGACTGGAATCATACAGAGAAGACCTACCCAAACCAAAAAGAAATTAATGGTAAAGATAGCATTTAGACCAAAGAGGCCTACAGCAAGAACTACATTGACAAATTCAGAAAACCATTCTGCAAGAAATAGAGCAAAAGGGAGCTCCTCAAGAATGAAGAACTCAAGCACAATTGCAAGAGTTAACAGAAATGGAGGCATGTTTACAGCCTACAGGTCAAGAAGCTTTTGCCTTTCGGATGGCTGACGAGAGACTCTCTGCAACCACGCCTGTTGGGCAGCAGCCTGCACTATTTGGTCCTGCAGGGAAATGTAGTAAACAATTAGAAGAAAAGTAACAATGAGAATTGCCGTAAGCACAATGCAAAAAGGGTCCATGTGGGTTATTGGTTAGTTGACTATTACCAAATAGATCAACAGAGACAAGGTTGAGAACAGGGAGCTGGCTAATCCAGCAAACAAAAGTCCTACAAAACAGTAAAATTGAAACACACATTAAAAAGTCTCTACAACAAGGCTCTTAGCCAATGAAGAGGTAACAATTGCAAACACAAAGACACAGTAGCATACAAATTCGAAAGTGAAATTGGAGGGCATCACAATGGCTCCTGCAAACAGTCCCAAATGAACAGGACCAAAATACAGTAGTAGTACACTACAGTGTCTTTGCAAAGATTTGCATACATTGAGAAACAACAATGCAAAGAAAAAGAATTGTTAACACAAGGTGCAGAGTGGATTCCTTGCAAAGCAAGAAAAATAACATGTGTTTAGTTGAACTGTTTAAGCAGAAGACTCATACTTAACCTCATCTACCATTTCGACCTTCAGCTCATTGAGCGGGTCGACGGCATTTTTGGCAACTTCAGAAAACTTGAGTGGGCGCGATTCGCGCTGTTCTTTTGGCTCAAAAGCAGGGGCAGCAATATTCAGACCATCCAGGACGTCATCTTTCTTTTCAGTCTTGGACTTTTGGCGTTTCACTTTTGGCGGCAGGGCTGGAACTTTGTCGCCATCAGCGAAAGCATTAACTTGCTGCAGGAAAGGACCTAGGTGCTTGTTGTCTTTGGGCACAAGCATACTATAGGTGTAAGTGATCATCACCTGATCTTTCAGCTCCTTGGTGGAAATGTTACTATCAAACAGCAAAGCAGCCTGTGAGGGCACAAGTTCGGCAAGCTGTGGATAGTGTGGCGCTTCAACTCCGAGACGAACAATCTCAGAGTCACCAAAGTTGTGGTCGAAATCGCGAGGGCCGAAGCACTTCACGACATCTTCTTCCTGATTTGGTGTGCGCTTCCATCTTGGTTTGTCCATTTGCTTCTTTGGAGAAGCTGGACGAGGAGCAGGTGATGAAGCACGGGATTTCTGCTTTTTGGGTGTGGCATTACCACTCTTTGGAGTGTTCTTTCCACTTTGACCGTTCTTGATGGGTTCGAAGCCCATGCCCTCCAGAGCAGCTCGCACAGCAGCAACAAGATCGTCCGGGGATGTGGGATTTCCGGATCGACCACGTGAGTTGGACCTAGATCGCGAGTTGTTACGCGACTGGTTGCGAGACTGATTGTTGGAACGGTTGTCATTGCGGGATTGAGATCGACCACGGCTTTGGCTACGAGAGCTGGGTGCAGACCGATCATGGTCCTCAACAATGGTGATGTTTGAAGGGATTTTGACATCAAAAGTGGGAACAATGGGTTGTTGGTTTCTCTTGCGAGTACCAAGCCCGGTGTCAGCTGTTTTGGCCCCATTGACTGCAACCCAGACAACGCCTTGAGCGCGCTCTCTGAATTTAAGTTTGCTTTGGGGACCAGTTCCAAGATAGTAAAAGTGCCACTTTGAGGGAAGTTCAACCTTTTCGCCTTTGCGCATGCGCCAGCGTGGTTGCTCATTCCAATAGCCAATTTGTTCATCCTTTCCACCTTTTCCTTTTGGGACAAAGTTTTTAGGGATGACATTCCAGGGCTTTTCATTTCCTTCGACAATGATAGGGGAGTAATAAGAGGGGTCGATGCGACCTCTCCTACCACGCCCACCTCTTCCATTGCCTTTATCGGATTCGTCGGCCCAATTGACAGTTGCCATATTCGTTTGGTTTAGACTAAATGTAAAACTTTCTCAGCATCCGACATGTTGCTATGTGTACCAATAGCAGCCGAATAGTCGCCAAACTTAGACTTCACGTAGAAAACCCAGCCAGAGTTGTACGTGGCATTGAGTGACCTTCCGGCTCTCTCATAGATGATGGTAGTGTTAGGTTTAGCGACGGTCAGATATTGCGGTAAATTGCTTATCTGAACACCTGAGGCCACCTTAAATCCATCAATAAGGAGATTGCCATTAAGCAAGGTCAGTGTGATGCCAGTGGGTACAGCCAAAACAGGTTGCACGTACTGGAAGCCAAGGACATGAACTGAGATCACAGCATTAGTTTCAGGGTTGAAAGCCCAAAAAGAGCGTACCCTACGATACAACCTGAAACTATTAATGAAATACATTAGCCAAACCACACCGGTGATGAAGGACATAAGGAGGCTGAATGCGAAAAAGACCCAATTAGAGTTGAAATTCACGACACAATCAAAGATTGAGAGCGCAAACACAAGCGGCCAAAGCAGCCACAACACAGCCATTTTAAAACCGTACAGCACACGACTGTACTGCCAATGACCATATTGTAGAACAATGATGATAACCGTTAGAACAATGTTCCACGCAAAATTCCAATTGAGAAGATGGTGATACACCTCCTCTTTGGAAATGGTGTCGTTAGACATATTCGTTTAGTTTAGACATCAATGACTTCGGCAGGAATGGGTTGAATTCGCATAAAATCCTGGTACATCATGTACACCTTATAAACAGGTTGGTACAAAGTTCTGCTGAAAAACAAATGACATGTAAAACAGAGCTGTATCAACTTAATAAGAGTAATACTGATTAACAGGAAAAAGCACAAAAGAAGGAGCCACACAATGGCATTGGCGAGCAAACCATGGTCGTCAATTAACTGTGGGAACATCTTCGTATAGTTGAACATCGCAACTAACGTTCACAATACCCACAACGGGCTCCTCGGCAAAAACAAAAAAAGCATTGCCATTATACATTTCGATCTTACGCATTAGCTTAAGATCTTTTTCCACACTTCCTCTGATAGCAACATAGAGTTCGTTAGCAGAAGCAAATGCGACGGTGTGACCACCATAAGCTACATAGTGATCACCCCCACTAATGGCAAGAAACTCTAGGCCATAGTGAGACTTTTCATAAAACCACGGTTTGCCCACGACAAAGCAAAGCACGTGGGTGTTAAAAGTGACAAAGGCCCAATTTTTATACACATAGGCATAATAGCCAGTATACAACAGGCGAGCCAAAATGGTGACCGCAATAAGCACAGCGTCGACATACGCACCAAACCACAGTAGTATAGGCACGTAAACCAACACAATTAGCACTTTAGCAGCCAAAATGAGCACTCTAGACCTGGGAGACCTAGGTTTAAAGAGTGCAAAATAAATGACAAACACACTCATAAGCAAGTAAAATGGGATAACACTCACTGTTTTAACAGGTTCAAGTTTGTCATGCAAGAAATTGCGAGTCTGTGGTGTTAGGTTCATATCACTAATACTGTCATTAATGACAGCATCAATAGACGTTTGAAACAAACCGCCAAACATTATTGAATGTGAACCTTTTCAAACTCGTAAGGTTTAAGTTTAGTTGAACCGCAACAACTGCCAAGAGAACCAGCAAGACAACTGCAGCAACCACAACAACCTGTACCAATACAACAGAAGACCAACAGACTAACAACAAAAATTAAAACCACGACTATAATGAGCCACACCCACCACGGCCACTTGATATAATTCTCAACTCTGTTAAGCCACTCTAGGTCTACCAAAGTTGAGTTAATCTCGTCAATAAGCTGCTGGAGCTTGACGGTAGTGTTAAGAATGGACTGAGACTTGAGTTCTAAATTGTCTATTTCGCCAGACAAATTAAGAAAAGTCTGGTTAAAAACGTCAAGACTCAAGTCTGGCTGAGTCCGATTGGGGAGAGATGACAAAAAGTCATCTAATGTCTTATTGACGTCAACGTAGCCGGGGAAGACTTCGGGCAAAGTATCAGCTGTTATGTTAAGGAACGTAACATTACAGTCATTTATTCGCACAAAGTCTTCAACACGTGGAGTGCGGGGTTCAAACATGTTACGAGGGGTCAACAAGTACTTGTCGTCATGGCGTACCAAAGTTAGAGAAAAGTCTCTGACAACGAAACCCATGGCGTCGATGCAGACACCTGACCAAGCTTGAACATCAACATAAGCCGTGGGCAACAAAACTGTATGAAAGAAAATTAAGCCATCAGGCGCAGCATTGACAATCGAAAACAGGTGGGTGCCATTACCACAAAAGCCATACCTGCTAGTTTGTGACTTAACACACTCATTAACTTTCTGCAACGCCAACTCTCGACTGGCGCGTACCTGTGTGTACCTAGTGAGAGTTTGGGCTACAAAGGAGTTAAGTGCAGACAACCTGCCAGTGATAAGTCTATCAACCTGGGCATTAGCAGCTAACTCATCCAAGCGGTTGTAAATGTCGTCTATGGACGAGGAGATGGCCTGAAAATTGTTTTTAAGTTGTTTGGTCAAATGAGAAAGTGCAAGGCCTTGCTCATTGACAACACTCTCAATTTTATTAAGTGCACCAGCAATAGTACCTATTGCCTGAGAAGTCTGCAGCAAAGCATCGTTAACATTGGTCAAAGCATCAGTGATACCGCCAATAGCCTTGTTGAAAGAATCAGCAAGAATTTGCTGATTACGTTGCAAAACATCAGTTTGCAATGCAACGTAATTCAAGCGAGACTGCACAGCAAGTGAAAAGGGAATGGAGGCAGCAGCTGTAACACCGCCCATGACCATAGCACCGGTTAAAGAACCGGTGTACATAGCCATGCGTTCGGCATCGACAACACCCGGTAAAACCATGATACCATTATAATACTGCGCACAAGCCAGGTCTGCAATAGAAAGACCCTTACTACAGTCTTTATAATCTTTATCAACAGTCCCAAGACCAGATGTTACAACCTTATCGAAGAGTAGGTCCTCAACGAAACTACGCTTGGCTGAGTAACCTTGGCCTGCCCCAACCACAACGGATGGGATCAACGCAGACATGTTAAAAACATCATTGGTTATATTCTCAGCCAAACGATACGACTCTTCAGAATAAGTGATAGCTGAATTAACTTCAGAGGCCTCCATCCTAGCACTAAGCTGCAAGGCCTCTTCCGCAGTCTTACATGCAGTAGCGTACTCAGACAAAAGCTTAAGGCACTTAGGATTACCGTTGCAAACATAAGTGTTACAGTCAACAACCACCGGTTTGAGACTTATTTGCAAATACTCAACCTGGACTGAGGTGGTAAAGTTGGTTGGTATAGAAATGTTTGCAGTGGCAATAGGTGCAACAACTTGAGGTGAGACATCAACCTTCTTAACAACAGTCATGGCACCATCAGCACAGACACCAATGCTAGAGTAAACTAACACGGGTTCCGTGCAATTGTTAACACCATCGGAGTGGTAGTAAAACATAGGTGTTGCTATGGTGTTATTAAAACCATAAGTTCGATTGTCAGAAGAAATAGCTGCAACAACCCGTTGACGGTAAACAGCAAGCTGTGCTGGTGTGTGACAAGGAGTAACTGAGTAAACCTCAGAAGTAGTGACATTCTTATAACCAAGCAATTGACCAGAATCGGAAGTATACAAAATACCAGTTATAAAAGAGTCATTAGAAAGTCTAATGATACCAGTACCCACACGCCCAAAGATGTTGTAAGATGTGCACACGTCAAAGACAACAGACGACAATTCACGCACACCAACAACACCTTCAGGAACTCCGATTATAGCATCACCATGGGTATAGGAAACATAAACAGCACCTATWACACGTTTATAACCAAGCAACTCAGACACAACAGAGATAGCACAACCACCCGGAAGTTGCTTATCAGCCAAACAAAACGTACCAAATGAAACATAATTAGCCAACTTAAGAAAGGAAAAAGGACAGTCACCAGACTCCAAATAAACTTTGAAGGTATGACCATTAGATGTTGGCAAATCATGCGCATTCAACAGAGGGGTGAATTGTTTGGTTGAGACACAAAATGCGCCATCCACAGCGTCAACTATGGTAATGTTGACACTGCACGGTGGGGCTGTGATGGAAATGTGTGGTTGGGAAGTTGTAGCACACTGTTGGCCAGACCGAAACGTGACATCAATAGTGACGTTAGAGTGGTCAAAATGAGTTGGGAGTGTTACAACAGAACGAGGTAAAACAGTGTCAGAAACATCAGCTGCTGAATAAAAACCGTCAGGCAATTCAAAAACCATTTGGGAACATTTAAGCCTGTTAACAACACCATCACAGTACACAACTTGTTGAATTTGGGTGAGATTTACACTAACCAACACATCGGTGAACGTAGTAAAAGCAACAGTCCAAAAATCAACAGGAGTGTCAGACGTGAGGTTAAATGCCACACCAACAATTTGGGGCAAAGTAAAGTAATTAAACCCATTGATGTAAACTTGCCCTGAGGCGGCGAAAACAATTTCACGCAAATTTGGGGGCAACACACCAAGAAAATAGGAATTAGTGGCATTAATCGTAGAAGTGTTGGCGAAGCAATACATGGCAAAAGCTGTGGCGCCAAAGGGAATGCCATACGTAGAAGAGTCAGAACTATTGCTGCAATATATTGTTGTATTGCCGGCAACAGTATACACAATGATAGAACCCGTAGCTAAAGCAGCAGCTGGGTCTTCAGTGAAGTTAAGACTAAAACGTATAGCATCGGCAAGCCCATGTTGTGAATAGCCGTTACATTCCACATCATTAAGAGATGTATTAAAGTAAAGGTCCTTATAAGTGGACAACAATGAGGGCACGGGCCAAAGACAAAGAACGCGAAGTGGCTGCATAGACCTGACCCTACCATCTACAACAGATGAACTATTGGTTAAGAGAAACCAATTGTTGTAGTCAAAGTCAGAGGGTATGTAGCCACCCTGTTGCGTTGCAAAAATAGTTCCTAAATAGCCAGAACAATTATGACAAACTGTATAGTTAGTGATAGTACCATCAGAACCAGTGGTGACAATAAATGTGTTGGTTGAGTTGACGGCTTGTAACCCACAACTTTTACGAAAATCACAACGTACATAAGTTGTGTCCCAAGAATTGGGAACATAAAATGTGTAAGTACCATCTTCACCATAGTAACGTACACGTGACCCTGACCAACTAAAACCAACAATCGAATTTTCGCGCATAGGTGCATGAAAATCATGTTTAAACAAACAATCGTCAGACAGAACAAGTGAGGCACTATTAGTTAAATTAAAGACAGAGTTCCACCTACAAACACGCAGGGAAGCAAGATTACTCCAACGTGTGTAATACATAGACCACGTGTGACTATTATAGGGAGTAGAAGTCACACCAAGTTCCACACGACCGTTAAAAGTAACATAACGTATAAAGAACCCATGTGAATCATTGTGGAACAACCTGGCTTCATTGTCCATACTCGCTATACAGGCCCAATTGGACTCACCAGGAAGTGGTAAGAAACCACTAACAATACTAGTGCTGTTAGGTGGTAAGTTAAGCCGTAGCAATGCCATAGTGTCTGTTTGGTGCCCATTACATGAAAAATCCTGAGCACAAGACAAAGGGAAAAATAGGGATAACAATAACAGAAATTTCATTTAGTTGAGACTAAATGATTGTTAAAACCCACAAACTTACCACCACAACGAATCAACAGCTTGCCACCGCTGACAAGACCCAAAACCATATCATTAACATCACTGGGTTTCAAGTTAACAACAGCTGTGGCTCTATGCTTACACTCAAACTTGCTTAAATCTAGAACTGAATTGTAAGACATAGTCATAACAGTGGAATTACGCCAAAATATGTAGTTTGCATGTATGGTGTTCCCATCCATAAATGGACCATTAGCAAACTCACCTAAATAGTTAACACCAATTAAAAATGCCTCAGACGATGAAGTATTGACAGAGGTGCAAAACAACGTCCAAAAGGCAAAACGTTGTATTAACTCATAAAGGCGCTTATTCCAACTATACTCTGTGACTTTTATGGCTACAGTGCCACCTATAGACAATTTCTCCTGTATAACACCATTAAGATAAACAAAGAAACCGTCCTTCGACACATTTTCACCGTCACAAGACTTAGTCTTACCATCATACATATCAGAGATAAGCAAGTCAAACTTGTCTTCAAGAAACACAGTGGCACAATCACCTGTTATACTGTAGTCTGCATCGCTGACATACTCATTAACATCATTGTCTACGACAATGGCGTCATGGGGCAGCCAGCGTTTTAAGACTGCAGTACCAGGTGCGACACCTTTATCTGACCCTGCACCATAGTGCAACACTCTCATATTATGAGGGACGCACATTGTGGTACTGTTCAAATATTGACAGAGCTGAGTGTACTTTACAACATTAAGCATGATGCCATTAGGTAACCTAATACCCGCACCATAGTTGTACAAATTACACGGCTCTAAGCACATACGTTGTACCTTGTAAAGTGTAGGCATGGAGTAACCACACTTCCACTCGGCGGATTGTAATTGTGGGTAGAAAGTGGCAACTTGGTTGTCTTTACACCACAACATCCAACGATATGGCTTGCCATCTATAACCACTTCGTGCACTTTAGAGACCACTGATAAATCAAGGCTCTTAAGTATGCTAACAAAGTCATCAAGAAGCAAATCCATATAAGTGCAAACAGACTTAGAACTAGGGTCATTAAGGTATGTAATTGTGCAACACTTAAGTGTCATATCTGAAGCTGTGACAAAGTCTTCGGCTTTAAGAATGCCCATTTTACTAAGGCGCACTTGAGAAATGAGCAGATGGAGACCTCCCAAAGTGGTTTTGGAAACATCACCATAGACAACATGCTCGAAGCCAAACTCTTCGAGACCGTATTTAGTGATGAAAACTCCCATATCCATATCAAGGAAGTCACGCTCCATATCACTCCTAGGAATGAAATCTGATACAGTGCGTCCCTGTGTATAATAACCATCATAGTGATCCTGGAATTGCCCATTACGCCTAACGTAAATGAACCAACTCACAGGCTTAACAACACCATCTGCATCTTTTGTAGTGCCAACGGGCAAGCCGTTAAGCATACCAAAATTAAGTCGGATGGGAATCAAGTTTTTGATGGCCGTGTTGGAAAACAAAACAGCATTTTTGGTAAGCGTGAAACGCTCAAAAGAACCCTGTATGCTATTGTCAAAGCAAACACACACATCTTCAGCAAAGTCTGTGTAACCACAAACATCTTTTGTGTAACTGGTAAAAGGTCTATTGGCCTCATAATCCCACAACACAAATTTGTAAGTGGCTACAACGTCGAGATTGCGTAGGACAGAAAGTGGTGGTGTCAGTCCCGTTTTACGTTTCGCATACAACTCAAAAGCAACATTCGTTGGGAGAGATGTATTATTAGTAAATACGAGGTTGTCTACTGTACCATCACGAACAAAGACTTTGTCATTAACAATTGCAACTGGGAGTTCGCCCTCTGCACCTACAAACGAGCCCTTCTTGACAACATTGAAAGCAATGTTTTCAAGACTCTGCAGGTTGGTTTCAGCAAAGGTTTGCCACAGGTTATAAATATCAAAACTCTGTGGTACCCAAATGGTAAAACCAGCTTGTGTAAACGTGTTGTAAGCTTCCACATAGGCACGGTACATGTTTGCATGCTTTGAGCAAACAGCTCCACCTATGTTACAGCGAGTAACACAGTTACTAGCACGGAGAGGAACATAATTAACCTGTTCATGCACAACATCACACTCACTCTCGTCGTAAAAGAAAAACGGCATAGGCTTTAATTTAGCCATAGCACGCTTATCATACGCAGGTGTGTGGAAAGCATGATTATTAACATACAGAGAACCGCCATTGACACCTTCAAGGTTCAAACAAGAACGTGTACGTGTGTCAAAACGGCATACAATAGAGAATTCGGGGTACATGTCAACGTTACAATTCCAGAACAGACAAAGACCCTCAAGCTGACCATGTGTCATATAATCGTACTCCATGGTCTTAACATTACTGTTAACAGGCTGTTTGTCATAACAATACCACTTGGCAGTAGTCACAGCACAACGAATGCCCTTGGGGTTGCCGATATCGTGTACAGCACTAGGGTTGTAGAGTCGCAACGCCGCTCTAACAACATGTGCTTGCACATTACGACCACTCCTATTAATGGCTTTCTCGTTTGAAATGAATGGGTACGTTATTGCCCAGTCTACGTTCTTTACAAAGCAGTCGTAGACCGCTAAACACCTGGTCATCACAGCATCACCAGAAGCAACATGTTCATTACGATGTATGTTGCAAAACATGTGGTGGTTGTGTGAAAGAGACCCAACGTAACCCCACTGTTGTATATCAAAGGCATAAGGGTTGTATATGTAATCACAACCTAAAGCATGCCTAAAACAGCAGTAATCATTAGTGACACTGTTATAACAAGTGGCTGTTTTACCGCAGTAGCAACGCTTTGCTGGGCCAATCTTGACAAAATACCTCATGGTTGTAAGTTCAAGACCACCTGCCCAAAGCACAAACACCACGTTATCAGACAGACCAGCCAAATAATCAGCAATCATCTGCACTATACGTTTGCGAACCACACTCCATGGTTGGCCCTTCCTCAACAAGGGAACAAGGTGTGTGAATTGTTCACCCGGTGGTGCACGCGCACGAACGGGTTTAACAACATCACAATTGTTTGTCGAAACACAACCTTCTGGTTGCACAACAAAATCAACACCGTTTGAAAATCCAACTTGAAGAGGAACGTTAGTACCAACATTGTTGCCGCAAACATGTGCACCCTCCACATCCATACCTAACCATCCACGGACATTGCGAATAGCAAAGTCACGCGTACAGAACAGGTTGTGTGCTCCTGGTACATTGACATCAAACCTAAAACCCATAAATGACATAACATGCTCATAGGTGCAAGTACCGTTTGCACCTATTTGAACAGCTAAGTCATTATTGGTTTTAAAACGGTCTGAGAGTGACAAAAATGTATGAGCATACGCTGGTGGGAGGTCTACGGGGTCACGAGCACAGTCCTTAAAGAGACCACAAGTTTGCTCAGACTGCAAATCTGTAGGTTTGATCTCAAAGAACTTAAGTGCGTCGTACAACTCTTTATCACACATAACACAGAAAATACCCTTCTTTGCCCTAGTTATAGCCACGTTAAAACGGTTAACGTTACAGGCATGTGCAGTGTCTGAGGTTTGTGTGTAAATGACATAGTCATACTCACTACCTTGGGACGAATCGACTGTTTGGATTTGAAGTCCCAACAGACGTGACGCAACATAGTTCTGGCTATTGTAGGGAGAGATGAACACTGACTTGTTCCAGCTAGGATTTTTAAGCAAAAATTGCTTCACAACATCTAGTTGTTTCCTATTAATGCTAGAACCATTGTCAACCTGAACATTACCCTTAACAAAAATTTTAAAGCATTGTTTGCTATCGGGTTTAACAGGGACAAACTTGTTTTCATAAACAAGTTCAGAGACAGTGGAAACAATCTCAGCAGGGCACCTGTAACACTTATGCAAGAAGATATCAGGACCAATTGCGCACATGCGCTGTGTAACAACATTATAATCTGCTGGTTCCATTACACCTTTGGTTATCATAACCCTAGGTGCTGGTAACTGCTGTGGGTCGCCAACATAAACAATGTGTTTATATGCCAACCGCTGGTTAATTACAGACAGATCATAATTTGTACACATGGAAACCTCGTCAACAACCACAATATCAGCATTGCACTCGGGCAGCGCATTAACTGTAGAAAAAATGTACTGCGCACTAGTGTTATTGGGCTTAAAGCCACTATAACACTCAACGCGTGCCCGTGCTGGTATTATTCTTGTACACTTGTCAACACTATACGCCGTAGCCGCCTTAGCACAAAGCGAGTCAACAGCAGCGTGAGCACAAGCTGTAAAAACAATACGCGCACCTGGGTAGTAAAGCCCAAGTCCAATGGAACAATGAGACTTACCACTACCAGGAGGGCCTTGAATTGTGGTTATGCGTTGCCTACCAATCAGTTGATAGTACGGCACCAAATTAGCATACGCCTCACTTATATTAAAAGTGGGGTGTAGCTTGTATATGGTTGAGTACCGTTCCTGATTAGCTATAGTTGGAGCACGTAGAGGCTGAACATTATGGGAAGTTAGCACAAAGATCATACCAGGCACAAGCTTAGTTGTGGCGGTCGTCCTGTAACTAACAGTGTCTGACCCATAATCGAGCTTCTCGAAAGTGAACTCACCAACCTGAAACTTAGAGTCTTTACTTATCTGGAAACAAGTAAAAACAGAGTTCCTATTTAGTGGTGGTTTCGCTTTACCGCTCTCCCAACTAAGCAGCAGTTCCTTTGGTCCAATGATCTCCTTAAGAGTTGCAAAGGCATAGGAAGATTTGACACTTTCCTCCTTAGCCTTTATAGTTTCTGCAGCAAACAAACGCAGTGAGTCTTTAGCGTCATTAGCGAGTTTGTAGTCACGTACATCGGTCCAATCAGATGTAGCAAGTTTATTAAAAACCTCGACATCCAACGAACCCGTGGCTGAATTCTTGTAAAGACCAAAAATGTTACCAGCTGAACACAAAGGAAATGACAGCTGGGGTTTGTGGTCCACACAATAATAGTTCAAGCCACCCAAGTACAATTTAGTGACATCATTAACACCGCAACCAGACGCATTACAAACGTATGGTGTTATAGCCAGTATAAACCTGTGATCGGTACCAAAAACGTGATCGTAAGCACACTTAGTACACAACATTGGTCTACGGAGGCAATCACCACAACGCAAAACAGTTTGAGAACCACATACAACACACAAGCCAGCAGCCTGTAAGACAGTGGATTTCTCATACATGCTGGCGTAAAACTCCTCATTCCAAAACTTATCATCCTGGTTATCCAAAAGAGTCACAGAAAATGACTCAAGAATACCAGCATTCAAAGTCTTGTTAAGATGACGAACCCAATCCAATAGAACGTAAAATACCTTACGGTACTCAGGGTTACTATGTTTGGACAATGGGTAAGCGTCAATAGCGAGGGATACATAGCGTTCCAGCAAAACAACGGCGTCAGTCTTGACAATGTCATCGACAAAGACACCAGCAGAAAGGATACGACTAGGGTCAGGGTAGGGCAAATAATATGTACCATCTTTATCTACTATTTGCATAGTATGTTGTGAACAAAACTCATGAGGTCCCTTAGTTAGGTCGTCTTCAACCCAACACTTGGATGTACTCATGAACACATTGTTCTGATAGTACAAAGTTGCCTTAAAAGCGCCAATGTCGGCGATATAACCCAACTCAGCATAATCCTTGTTATAACAAACAACACCATCATCAGACAAAATCATCATGGAAAAATGTTTTCGCAGATAACCATAAAAGTCATCTACGAAACTCTCATCCACGTTAGTAGACCTATAACAATTATCATAGAGTCTACGCTGTAATTCTTTAACACCTATATTATTACAAGAGTCAGATGGAACTCCAAGCAAACGATTAATGTTTGCACTGACAGCTTGAAAGATGTTAAACACAGAGTTAGCATACGCAGTTGTGGCATCACCAGAAGTTGTACCACCAGGTTTCAAATAGAAACCGCCATTGGAGTAGACAACCTCGGTAAGTACTTGTGCAAGTTCGTTGCTAAGTCTGTAAAACTTGTCTTCAGATGAGCAACAGGTAACATGTTTCGAGCCAAGAATCATAGCGGAAATCATACGTATCATGTTGGGGAGTGCTCTATCACACTTAGGGTAATCCCAACCCATCAAACGAGGATTCTCGACACCTTCAATGAGATTTTTGAGCATGTTATCCCAACCACCGTAAAACTTTGTAGTGCCAATGACTACAGAAGCATTACGTGTATTGACAATAGATTTCAAATGCTTTTGGTGGTATTGCCTGGTTGTCATTGTTGACAAAAGTGAGACACCACCAACAGTTCTGGCTCTTTCTTTACCGCTAATGGCATATTTGAGGTTCAGCTGTGTCATGGTGGGTAAGACATTACGTTTTGTCAAAGCAAAGAGCGCATCTTGCTCTTCATAAGACAAAGATTCATAGTACAAACCCGCCTTGCCGAACTTATTCAAAGGCCAGCCAGCACTCTTGTTTAGATTAGTCACAACCACATCACGAGCAGTAATGCAGCCACCCTCATAAACATCAAAGTAACGTTGCACAACTTTGTATGTAACACGGGCTTGACAAATATCCAACATGGTGGGCCTATTATAGCGGTAATAATCAAAATCTCTGACAGCAGCATCACCCTTCTGTGCAAAGAAGAAGTGCTTAAGTGTTAACTCTGAACCCTCTTCGAAGAAACCCTGCGACCTTAAAAAGTCGTAGAACTCCTGGTTGAAGTGTCCAGGTTTAACAGTCTGGTTAGTCATACCAGTACTCAAAGCTGCAACAGAGAAACACACAGTACGTTGGTCTACCAAAGCTGGAGATGAAGCTATAATAAGTGCAGGGTCTGTAACAAACTGCAACAACTCATTAATGCTAAGACGTGTAGAATGTGTGTTAACATCCTTGTTCCAAACCAAACCAAGCTGTTTAAAATGGTAACCAGCTGTGGCAACAAGAGGAACGCCATCAATAAACACCTTACGACACAAAGGACCAAATGCTGTGTTTGGTATAGTAGTCGCAAACAGTGTGTTAAAGTTGGCACAATGTACAACACACATGTCATCATAACAATCAGAGCAGTTAGGATGGTAATCCTGACCCCAATATTTAAAGTACTTCTGGAACAAACGTTCTTTATGTTCAGTGAAATCATACTCCAAAAGGTCAAAAGTTTTAAAATCTTGACCGAATATGTCGCTTTTTATGAAGCACTCACTAGCTAAACAATTGGTTAACCCCATTATAGGCATCATATAAGAATAATATGACGTACAACAGGGCACACCCATACCAGGCAAGCTAACAATAAAATCTCCAAAGTCGTAGAAATTGCCATTTAGATCTTGATTATCAAGAGTAAGGACACCTACGACGCCTCTCAAGACCATTTCATCACACAACGCCACACACTTGAGCATAGCATTGGAAACAATTTTGCCCAATGTGGCATAAACTCTGTGTATGTCCTCGTTTTCAACAGGGTCGTACCAGTCCTTATTATCAAAATAGGACTCGTCACAACAACCAGTAAGAACGAGAATTTCCTTAAGAACCTCACAGTCCTTCTCATCAAAATTGCGGAGAGCGAAGACAAGGTCCATCATAGTATACTTAGTCAGATTTTGCCTGCTAACATTACCATAAACAGACCTACCCTCACGCCATGTAAAGAAATCATGTGAAGCCAATGAACCACAGCCCTTTAACAGTTCATACATGGATTGCTCGTGATCCATAACTGACTTAGGGCAGCGTTTTATAACAAAGAAACCATCCTTAAGGTCAGCATTCTTAAAGCGAGCACAGTTCACTTTAAGACACTTACCCAGGAAAGAAACTCCTTTGTTATAAATATCGAAAGCACGGACGCAAACATCAACGTCCGTACCATTACAGGGCTCTAGTCGAGCCGCACTAGAGCCCCTTGCCCGTTTAAATAACTGTGGTCGAAGCTTTGCATTGTTGTCCGGTCACAAACGCAACCATTATTAAGCCAACAACCGCAAACCTTACAGACCTCATTTTCTAAACAGAATCTTATAGGATCCATACAACCCATAGGTATTTGGACATATTTACCCTTGTACTTACAATAACCATCCATAGTGTTATGAGGTACATGGGCTCTGCAGTAAAGACAAACAGATGCACCACCATATGAGTCTTGGTTAGAGTTTGCATCAACGGTTGCGGTAACAGCTTGTCCATTACCAGCACCATTGGTCAACATCTTAACACAATTACCCACAGGTTTTGCACCTTGTTTAACAGCATCCAAATAAGCAGCTGCAGGATCAACAGCAAATGCGCACACAGTCAAAAGACCAGAGTTGGCGGCTAACTCAGTTTGCTTACCAGCCTGAAGTCGTATGGTGGCACCAATAAAACCCAAAACAGCACCTCTACGCAAAGTGTTAAGGTTCTTAACAAAGTAAAGGTATTTGACTTGGGGCCCATTAGGTGTTTCAACCATAAAGCGACAAGGAGCATCCAATTCTACAGTGGCACAACCACCCTCGTGCTCCCACTTGACACACTTCAGATCGGCCTTAGAGGAAATAAAGGCATACATGAAAGTTTTACCACTTTCTGTATTATAAAGAGCTTTACCCTCAGCAGACAAACCATTATCGCCCTCAGCACGCGCAACTTTTTGCTTAAGCTTACCTGGCATAATCTCATTATTTTGCAGTTTGACGACGCGCTCACAATTAAGGATGATGGGCCAGACAATGGCTTCAACATTGTCCTTAGTTATCTCCTTTATGTGAACAGGCTTGCCGTCATTGTCTTTAACATCCACAATGTTCCACACAACACCAGCATAATGCACACAGCCTTCAAACACAATTTTGACATAAGAGTCAAAATCAGGACTAACAATAGTCAATCTGGAAGCAGATGCAGCTGGAATTATGGAAAGTGGCACAACACCGTCTCTTGCCAAAGAAAGCACATTTTCAACGCTTGACATATCCAAGCGACGAAGCATGCCAAAAAGCATGGCATGCATTGCACTTATAACCTTGGCTTTACGGTTAACAGCTCTAGCCTCTTTGTACATTTGAGCAGCGGCTTGTTCAGCCATCCTACCAATTTTCTTCTGAACAGACAATTCATGGTCAAACTCAGACTTTGCAATGTTCATAGCCCTCTTTAGCTGTTTGACAAGTTGTGGGTTGGAACCATTATTAACGGCATCCTCGTACGCTTGTCTAGCGTTTTCATAGGCTATGTAAGATGGCATGTTGACAAAAGAGGAAGCCACACTCTGCAGTGTGGAACTATTCTCAAAATAAGAATCAACAAGCTCATCAACACCAAAGTCACTATGTTTGCTCAAGAAAAATGCCAGCAAAGCTAGCAACATTTCTTGCGCCTGTTCAGGGTCATTGCACAAATTAATCTTATTGTGAAGATTCACACAATAAGCCCACTCGGAGGAGTTTGCAGCAATGTTCATGTTAGAGAGACAACCGAGCAAAACAACATTTGTGCACTTAATATCAGTTAATTTAGACTGGACGGTGGAAATTTTGATGGTGCGAGGACCACCAATACCCAGCAACTTAAATGAAAGCACAACTGCATCAAAAGGCCCTTGTGGTGCACTCAAACCATTAGCAACCATGTATTTAAACTCAGCTGGACTAACCTTAAAGTCATAAATACCCATTGTACATTTGAAAAACCTGTTCACCCAGTACAGTATACCCCAGTACACACAACATAGGTAACCAAGTATCAAATAGACACTAAGCAAAACTTTAGTTTCACCAAGATAGTCAAAAAGACTAACTGGCAAAAGAGTGATTAACAGACGGGCCAAGCGATATGCCATGGCACCAATATACCACTCGTTAGTAACAGCACAGAGAAACATGATCAACAAGCTAAGGACTTCACCACTATAAAAGTAGGTGTAGAGCACAGCCAACAAAGAACACACGTATGTAGCCCAGGATGTAAAATTAGCCTTTGCAAAACGCCATGTATGCAAGAACGTAACAAGCAGACATATAACCACATTAAGAAGACCCTGTATATCCATCTGCAAGAAGGAAACATGGTAGTCAAAACTAGTGGCCAAAAGCGTATTAACATGCATATCCCAAGCACAATTGTAAATAGCCATTGCCATAACAACGGGCAAAAGGAAAGCTTGCAAAAACAACATCTTATGTTTGACAAAACCCGTCAAAATAAGAGAAAATAAAACGAGCAATCCCAACACTGGTGTAATAACAACAGGGTTAAACCAAAATGATGTCGTGTACAAGAAGAGCTCACTCCAAAACATAATAAAGAACAAAGCAAAAAGTGCGATAGTCTTAAAAACAGAAGTAGTCTTACCACTCTGCAGACTAACGCCATACATTTGCTTTATAACCTCACTAAGAGTAAACTCGTCACACAAACTGGTGTACCCTAAGATGTTTTTACCACCAAAACCGTTAGCCAATCGTTGTATGGCAGAAAGAAGCCGCTCAACGCTAACACCGGTCTTAGCTGCAAGTATAGAATAACAATCCACACTATTCACAGCTGTAAAACCATTAGCATGAGCCCACTCATTGTAGGAGTCAACCGTGCAAACATCACCTTTAAGCCACCAATTGCAGCCATTAAGGAGGGCGGCATAAAGGAAAGCCAACAAGTTGTCAGTGACCAAAGTACTGGCACTCTCAACTTGTAAAGTCGGCTGATCCTCAAAACCACCATACACGGCACCCTCAAAACTAGAACCAACATGACAACCACTACCCAACTCTATTTGGTGAAGATACACAAACTCAACAGTACCATCACTCTTCACATTGTACCCAGGAGATCCACAGGCACCGTTAATGAAGGAACCTCTGATGGTATAGTTAGTGCGTAAGTTCACACCGAACACACCGGATGCAACGCCATCATAGCAAGCTAAGATGTTAAACGACTCACCCGGTTTAAGTGTTCTAAAAGAGTGAGGAGGTGTGTTAATGTTGTTTTGAGACACTTTGATACGCAGGACAGAACCTTGCATAACAGCACTAATAACGCCCAAAAAGACATTGCCAACGGAAATAGAAAAATTATGCAGACGCATAATACTATAGGCGTGGTCATAATCAATGAGCGAAGTGGTGCAAGGTGCAATTATGTGCCTGGGACAATAGACAGTGTCACCAAGCCAAATGCCATTAAGCACAGTATTACCATAGCAAACTCTAACCACACAGCTTTCAATTCTACCAGATGGTTGCGCCATCTTACGTAGACCGGCTTGTAGTGTTGAGTTATAGCTAATAGTAGGTGGGGAGTAAAGCATGTCATTGTGATTTTGTGCATAGTCCATCATCGCCTTGGCCAGATGGGCATAGCAAGCACAACGATAATCAGCTTCATTTGCACCACCACTATAATACTTGTACTTATTATAACTAGCTGCATAACTCTTAAGTTTCTCAGGTGCAATACTGTTAACCAACTTTTCATAAGAATGCATATCCAACACAAAAGTGCCGGCAGCAGCGTTCTCAAAAGTGCCAACAAATTTGTCACCATCAAAAAGGTGTGTAGACACCTTCAACTTAAACAAATTAGGCAACAAGTCCATTATAGCCACTATCACAAACCACAAATACAACCACCATGGTGCAAAGAATATGTAAGCTATAACATAGGCAATATACCAAATCCATGCGTACCTAAAAGTGCGTGTAACGGCAAAGTACAAGAGGGCATAGACAATCATAAATAGCACATTTTGGGTAACAACGTATGACAAATTGTTTACCACTGTTGCACAAACGACTGTACACACACCCAACGACATATCGCCAAAAACGCGCTTAAATTTTGTAACAAGGAAGCACATAAACACGACAAGTGCTGCAATACAAAAGTTAAAAACAATCTGACCAGACATAGCAGCAACAGAAAATGATGCACTAAAGATGGAAAGAACGTTAAGCAGCAGGTCTAATAAACCATCACCACAAACATGTCCATCTGTGGAACCATCATAAACAAACCACTTGTCAAGGCCAAAACAAACACCGCGCATCGAGTCAATACATTCACCAACACGACAATACGTGGTAGCCAATGTACGTATGGTTTTAAAACCAAAACCGCGCATAAGTATTTCTGGAAGACGTACATAGTTATCTTTGTCATACCTGTAATAAGTGTTGGGCTGTAAGTCACTGTACAGTTTGGCACCATCGACCAAATTGGCTTCATGACAATAAACACCAACACCACCTAAACCTTCCAGTTTAGTACAAGCAGAGTTAAAAATACACCGTTCTGGCGTTGTGGGACCATACAAGTCATAACACACACCAGTGTCACTAAATGCAGCTTGAACCGTAAACACAAGTGTCTTACCAACGAGGTACACATTAGTAGGTATACCAGGTACAACATTTGTGCGCTCTGAAACACCAACAACAATGGGACATTTGTCTGAGTTAGTAGGAACACTACCAAACTTAGCCTGATGCCACTGGTTAAAATCGTTAAACACATTACGGACACAGCCCAAAGGTTTATCAAAAACCTTGAGCTGGCCATTCTCAATGTATTTAAAGTCATAACCAGGGAAACTGTCCACATATGTTGTAAAGTCCCAGAGAGAGATCAGGCTAAACAGAGCGACAATAAAAAGACAAGTGTACCAAATAAAACTATAAGTCTTCTTAAAACCAGCACCTTGTTTACTAACAATGCTGGTAGCAGGGACTTGTGTGATAGCAGCATTGTCGTTAAATGTCAATAAAAAGGTTAAACCCTTGGCCTTTGTAGTCTTAACGATATACTTTCTACCCTCTTGAGAAAGAGTGTTAAAGTCCCGCGCAGACCAAACAATGGACAAGGATTCCTTTATAAGGACATTATGATTTACGACCTTAGCACCAGCACGCATACAACAAGCAACATCGTAAGCAGACAACTTTTCTTCTGGTTTGGCATAGGAAGTCACAAAGTTATTAAATGAAGCCTCAGAAAGCAAGATGTCATGGCGGTGCGCGTTGGCAACGGCATTGACAAAGTCCTCGTCAGAAACGGTAACTCCTAAGGCAGCTTTACACTCAGCCATGGACATGTTGGCATTCAGTTCCTTAGCGAAACTGTTACACAACACCTCAACATAAGCCTTATGCAAAACGCCATTGAAGTCAACAGACAAGGTAGCAAGCAATTCTGAGTCAACAAGTTTAATGGGTTTGCACAACAATTGAGACAAATATACACACAAGTTCTTAACTTGCGTCACATTAGTACCACTGTTGTTAAAAACTATAAAATCCACAAGAGTGTTACARTTYTTMAGAACCTCTTTGCAACCGTATTTTGGTTCGGTAATATCAAAGTCGTAACGCCAGAAGGTTTCACCAGCGTAAAGCCTGTAAAACCCGTCAGCGAAATCAACCTTATCAATGATAACATAAGCAGGTGCTGTTGGTTGCACACTAGTCTTAGTGACGTTACCAAGCTCACGAGCTATCTCACCATTGATAAAAGTATTACCAGGACCAAACTCGTCACAATTAACACAGAAGAAGTTATGCTTTTTACAAAGTTTAGCACCACCATTAGCACTAACGTAAAAAGAACGCATAGTGCCATTAACAATGGTTTGGAGTGGCACGCGCCGTAAACGGGCACTCTTGGAACAAGCAACACAGTTAGGGTCAGTACAACCTAATAAAACATGTCTGAGAAACATAAGAGCCTTGTAGACAATGACGCTAACAATGAGCTCGTCACAGACCAAGTCAAAAGGTAAGACATTCAAATACCACTGTGTCTGCTGAAAACCAAAGAAAACACCAAGTTTATTAAAATACTGTGCGACAAAGTACAACAGGGAAAACCTCAAATACATGTTACCAAAGATGAGCATAAGGCCAAGAACTATGACAGGCTTAAAACTAGAGAACAATGGGTCAGTAAGATGACGCCATATTACACTAGTGTGCTCAAAGTCATTAAGCTCTTGGTAACCAAACAAACACATCTTACACATGGGAGAATTTCCACAGTACAAATCTTTGTCAAAGCTGGACTCTTCATAACCAGAAACAACACCATCACATAAGTGTGAATTGAATGGTCCGAAGCGAACAGACATAAACACAGCAGCGTAGACAGTGTACAATAACAATAAAAGTTTGAAGAACATAGACAACAACCACCACTTTTGTTTTACAACAGTAATGGAAGCCCTAACGTTGTACTTCAAACTCTTACGCAAAACAACACCAGTACGCTCAGGCGCCATAGCCATAATTTTTATGTCCTTCTTACGTAAAGTCGTGACAACCAAAGAACACATGGTAAACAACCACGTAAAGAACAAGACAAAGTTGTGCATCAAGAAATCGCCCCACTTAAAGAACGTCCCAGCACCTTTGTCAATACGTTCCATAACCGTAGGTTCTGGTTTCACAACAACACTCTGTGTAACATTATGAGCAGTGTAGCCACCAGTCATAACAACAGAGCTAACAGCAAGAGTGGACAAATCATGTGCCAAATACCGGTCGCCGTCATACATGGATTTACCACGTGCGTCAAAGACAGTGTAATGCCCACTATCGACAGGCCCTGAGAATGCCACGTATGCAACACCCTTGAGCAGTCTATTGGCAGGCAAAACTGTAGGGACTTCTACGTTGGTAACCACAGCACGACCTTTGACAGACTTGACACGAGCACGTACTTTACACCTGTGTGGGCAATGACCGGCGTCACAACCGTCACGCAACACGCTAGCGCAAACAACAGCACCACTAACAGTAACTGTCGTATCAGCGCACTCCACACAAGCACTGTACTGCTCAAGAACAGTAACGGCATCACTCTCAATAAACTTCGAGAGTTTAAAGAGCGTGTCCTCGGCGTCACCCTTGTCACCCTTGTTAGCACCAGCAATGTGGTAAACAAAGCGGACAAACTGACCAACATCGCCAAGGACAAATTTGTTCCAAAGAGCACGTAAACCCTCTGACTTAAAAGAAGGCTTCAAGTACTGCAAGGCAATACATGTGGCATTAACCCAACAATTGTTGTCTGACGTTTTCATGACACGCATGCCATTAACAACATCATTTTCAAACTCATATGGTTTACAATCAAAAGTCGAGAAAGCCTCAGCTTCTGGAAAACCATAATAAGTCTGCCAATCAACGTTGGGTGCTACCACAAGTACTTGACCTTCATCTTGCACAGAGGGTAAAGTGCCCGACAAAACATCTTTGCCGTCCGAAACAACACCAATCTGAGACTGGTAAGATTGTGAAGTGTCAACGACAACATCCTTGACGTTGACACCATCCTCAGTCACTTTAACAGTGACAACAGAGGGTTTAAAACACTCATCAACAACTTCAATTGTGTGAGTGACAAATTTAATGCGCACAGTGAGGCTTGACAACAGGCCTCTAAGCGCATAAGAAGGTGGTAAGTTAGTGACAAAGCTGAGCTTTAGCCTATTGAGCTTATGTGCACAACGTTCAACATTCTTGCTGAACGCAGGGTCAAGCTCATTAGGGACAACACTCATATAAACAGTCGTATTCTCTACGACAAGTTTAATCATGTTGCCAGCGGGTACAGCCTTGTTCTTACTAAGATAATCTGAAATGGCAGACGACAGAACACCATTCAACTGCTTATCAAGATCTTCACCATGCTTATCAAGTTTGAGTGTTGGACTCGTAAACAAGACAAATGGTTCAGGTCCGGTAAGATCGGTGATGTTACAGTTGTAAAACTCAAAGTTGCCTTCAACCCTAAATGGCTGAATGTCAACACCTGACTTTTGGACAACAACGTCGTCAACAACATCAGCAGGTTCACTAACAGGTGCAATCTCTTCTGCCGCAGGTTTATCAGCAGGCGGCACAACCTCTTCAGACACAGCACTCTTTCGTGAAGCCAAAACAGTTTTAACTGCATCAACCTCACTATCACTGTAAACCACAACACTGAGTGGCTTACCTGTGATAACATCCAAGAGTACATTGAGAGAGGTTTCGAGTTTAACACCAAAGATGCCACAGCTAAGTATTGGTGTAAGACCAAAACCAGGTGTGCGTAAAATCGTCTTGTAGGCTTTTGTAAGCAGAGAAACCTCATGCTTACCAGCTCTAGGACCGACGACATTCAACACACGCGCAGCCTTACAGTCAATCATAGCACCAGCACCAACCTTGACAGGACCATTTTTCTTAATGTACCTGTCAGACAGAACCTGAAGTTCACCACCTGTAAAATCATTCAAGGCCTTGGCGATACCCCCACCATGTGCCAACTTCTCATTGGCAGCATTAACAACAAAATCATGCTTAACACTGGTTAAAACCTTGCCAACCTCACCCTGGAAGAATTGCACATCACCAGAGATTGCAAAAGGTTTCATGTCGACTTCCAAAACCGGAGTCTCAGCAGTGCTAGTGTAGTCAACATCAACAACACAAAGTGTGTTGACATTGTTGTTGTTAATAGGTGTAACGCCCATACCATCAACGGACACCTTCTTGTCAAAGATGTTAACCTTGTAATGGCCGGCCTCTGTGGAACCCAAGTACACAGCTGCACACTTAACAGGGACTATACTGTCCTTAACATCAAATGGTGCAGGCTTAGCTTGAGAGAAAACACCAGTGCCCTTTATAGACCGTATTGTATGCATAATGGCTTTTCTACAATTAGAACAGCCACCATACGGAAATGGTGTAGCAACAGGCATAAACCTGAAGAAACTCCCAGCGAATTCTGCCCTACTAACTTTGCACCCACAAACAGTGTCACATGTTATAAACATGGTGAAACTATCTTTCAATAGCTTATCCATGCATTCTGCGACATCGCCTAAAGCCCCTTTAATGGTACTCAGAGCTTCGTAGCATTGTTTAACAAGTGGTGCAACACGACCTGCCTTAAACAACTGCACTGCTGGTTCATCAGACAACAAACCAGTAAGTTGCAGCTGTATGCAAGTAGCGTTGACCCAACAATTGTTATGACTTTGCTTCAAAACTTTTAAACCATTAAAGTCATTGTACGGGTAGGCAAAAGGGTCAGGTTTATAACTGCTTTCAGTAGGGACGATGAAATTGAGTGCATCATTGACTTCTTGAACTTCGTCAATGATGATCTCAGGTTCAGGGTCTTGAATCTGTGGCTCACCTTTCATCGATTCATCAACATCTGCCGAATCGTCGACGGGGTCCTCACACACGTCTTCGACACTCTCATCATCACTAGAAGCAGCAGCAGGCCACTGAGAAATCATGACAGGTTTGGTGTAATCATTACCCCCTTCTTCATCATAAATGAAACACTCTGGTAACTTAACATGCTTAGACAAAACATCCAAAGCTGTGCGAAGCGTGTTACACAATGCGTCCCAATCACCAGTGTGAACGATACGCTTGCCGATAGTCTTTTTACAGATGTCGGCAATTTTATCGTCCTCAAACTCATAGATGAGCTTGACCTTGTGTGTTGGTTCAATGTCATGTACCACGACCTCATCTGAGAATGTTATCTTTCCACCAGCATTTTTAGTAAAAGCTTTTGGCAAGACACCACTCAGACCAGCAGGATAATAAAGGTCATCTTTGTTGTACCACAGGAAATCATCAGAGATGACAAACCTGCCACCATTAGTAGGAGGCACAAAGTCAACCTCTGAAAGTTCCAGGGGTTCAACATCAGCAACCTTTGGGTTGTCAATAGCATAAGTGGCATCAATGAATGCCCAAAACTCGCCAACACGGCTGTCAAATGAGCAATCAACATCAGCAGGTTTCTTACGCGCAAGGCGACTAAGAACACCGTTGAAAACCACATAAGGCTGTTCAACTGCATAAAACTTAAAAGTCACACCAGCAGTTTTAACAGCTTTGCAGGTTAAACCCAGAAATTCATTATAAAGCTTAAGAAGTAAATCCATAAACTGACGGAACCTCTTAGCACAACTACCCAGCAAACCGTCGGGGGTAAGAGTAAACTGGGCAGATTTAACAAAGTCAAATAGAGCCTTACACGAGTTAACAACTGTATCCCAAATTTTTCCACCATCTATCTGAAAAAGAACGGTGGGACACTTAGGACGCAAGTTACCCAAAAACTCCTGTGACTTTGCATGAGAAGGCTTGCAAGTGTCAACTCCAACGGCGTTACACATAACACCATAGTCGTCAGCAAACCAAGGCTCTAAACAGTGTCTCACACAAAAAGCCTCCCATTTGTCAGCTACAGGTTTCATGTAAAAGGGCGTGCAAAGCATGTACTCACGCTTTACAGCAATTTCACCCTTCTCCACAGAAACAACAAAGCTCAGAAAGGGAGTACGATAGTGAGAAACAAGGCTCTCAACTTCCAAAACAGCATCTGCAGAAGTGGAAGCGGTGACAACACGCTGTGTGAAGCCACTAGGCGGAGATTCCTTAAACTTAATGTTATAGGAAGCTTCACCAGCAAAGACTGGCTCCTGTAAGACGGCAGTTGGAGTCGCCATCAAGCGGTATACACCGTTACAGAAATAAAATGCCTGTCCGCCAATCACCTTGATTCTGCCTTTCTTGTCAATTGGAGGAGCTTGGTCAACAAGCTTCAAACTAACAACAGCAGGCTCAATGTGTGTTGGTGTCACATCTACAGTACAACCAATGACAGCATTGGCATACTTGGCAGTTCGAAGACTGTGCTCACGCACACCCTTCACTTTTTCTGTGACAATCTTAACAATGGCGTTGTTAAGCAGTATGTAACTGCCAATGGCTCTGAACTGTTGTCCACCAATAGTAACCACTTCCGACGCTGCGTCGAAAATGGTACTAACAGCAGATTTAAGCAGCTCAAAGGCATCGGCAAACATAGAAGGCACATCAGCAACAATCCTGATAACACCGTTAGTAACAGCAATAGCTGCAGAACCAACGGCCTTCAAGAATTTGACAAGTTGTGCACTAGTGACAGGCAAGTTTTTGAGTGCAGTCACAAATTTGTTCCAGGCAACATCCACAAGACCCGAAAGTTTGCGGACGAACCATGGTTTATGGCTATTTATGATATCATCATAAAGGCCAAAGTAACCAGCACTGATATCAATGACACCAGAGCAAACGGCATTCTTGACTGCATCAGAGGGCTGGTTGCCCAAAAAGGCCAATCGGAGGTCCTTAGCCATCTGGGTATTGACGTCAAAGCAGAACGGGTCAAGCTTCCGGTAGTGAGCATCCTCATCGTATGTTGAGGATGCGACAAAACCATCAGAACTCTGAACTGCAATGACACGCCACAAATGGACATTGCCGCATTCCTTGACGAACTTGAGTGTCATACCAGTGTAGTACTTCACCCCAACGCCCGCTGCTTTAGAAGTGACGACAATGTCACCAGCAACGACTTCACCAGGAACGACGCAGACCCTTTGGGCATTCTCACCACAACACGCTGACTTATAACCAGTCCAATCACCTACAGACCAACAACTGTTACCACACTTACAATTAACGAATGCATTCAAAAACACAGGTTTTGGAACGACTTCGAGAAGTGTGGTGCCATTGTTGACAAAGGGTGAACCGCACTCTTCATACAGAGATTTCCAATCATCACTGAGCACAACCTTAGCAGAACGCTTAGGAGGTGCAGCAGTTGTAAGAATGGAACCTGGAAGAAGTGTGTGCTGTTCCTTGGACAGATACAAGATCTCAGTAATAGACAGCAAATTTTGGTTAGCGTGCGGTAGTGGTTTACGTTCAACCTGCCAAGCGAGGTAGTAAACGACACCATTCAAGGTGATCTCGTTGCCATCCTCGAAGTAGTTCTTAAACTCCCAGCTACCGGCGGGTATGACAGGCTTGCCATCATAACCACACATGTACTGGTCGACAGGTATTTTGTTACCACCAAAACCACCAAAGCTAACGTCAAAGTCCTGCAGAGTGTAGTTGCTGTTAGAAAAGATGAGCCAACCACGTAGGTTACACGGTCGGTCACCAAAAGGTCCAATGGTAGCACGCAGAACGTTGTCACCAGTAAGGCAAAGAACGAAATCATCATCCTTTACACCGTTAACAAGGTCCTGCAAACCAAAAGACACAAAACGGCAGTTCCCAAATCCACTGGAAGCGGCAACACTATATGAGTGCACGGCTTCAGACAGGGAAGAACAGCCATGACCTGAAATTTCCGAGTCGCTTGCAACAGCAAGCGTCAACTGGTTGTAAGCCATGAGGGACAGTTGTTGGTTTCCACAGCGACGGAACACTGCTTCCACACTAGCCAGTGACGGAACACCGACTAGGTTCCAACTGAATGGAACTAGGTGACGGAACACCCAGCCCTTAGACAGCTGTCACACAACACTTGCTCCCTCAATTATACAGCCCTGGCGAAATTTCAATTACACCAGTGTGAACATAGCCATGCCCACACTAGAAAAATTTCGTTTAGTTGAGAAGAGTAGACACAAAGTCA